CCACAGTACGCTGGCCTGAAGTGCCCCGAGTGCGGTCGTGTCACCGAGCAACCTGCCGACGACAACGATTTCCCACTGGGTCAAGCCTGTGATCTGTCGGATGACGGCACCTGCGAGGCTTGCCAATGAGCACCCACGCCCAACTGTCGCCCTCCAAACGGCACCGCTGGGCCTTGTGCCCCGGCAGCATCCGTGAGGAGGCCAAGTTCCCCGATGAACGCAGCGGTGCTGCCGCCATCGACGGAACCCATAGCCACACGCTGCTGGAGTATTGCATCCAGCACGACCGGTTCATTGACCCGATGACGCAAGTCGGTGCCAAGTTTGAAGACGATGATGGTGACTTCGTTGTCGATCAAGCCCGTGCCGAACGTGTCAAGATTGCCGTGGACTACATCATGGAGCGATCCATGAACGGTCTGTTCAAGGTGATCTCTGAGGAGCGTGTGGACCCCAAGCACTTGCTGGGTCGTGACGATCTCTCGGGCACCGTTGACTGCCAGATCATCGGCCCTGACTGGATCGAGATCATCGACTACAAGGACGGCATGGGCGTGGTGAGCGCCGAAGGCAACATGCAGCTTGAGCAGTACGCCTACGGGGTGCTGGCAGGCTACAAGCTGCCCATCAACGTCGAGTATCCGGTCAAGCGCGTCATCATGACCATCATCCAGCCCAAGCTGGCTCTGAAGGGCATGAAGCCCATCACATCTTTTGAGCGTGATGTGCGTGACATGCTGACCAACATGGGTACAATCATCGTGCAAGCTGCCGCAACCGATGCACCGGATGCACCGCTTGTACCGGGCGAAAGTCAATGTAAATTCTGCCGCGCCAAAGGCTCCTGCGCCGCGCTGGCAAGTAACGTAATGAAGGAGGTAGGAATCATGTTCCAGCCAGTCGTAACCCAAACGCTCGATGTTGCGCAGCAGTCTGCCGACAAAGACCCGGCCCAGATGGACGATGCCCAAATTCGTCAGATCATGGAGGCCGCACCCCTCATGCGTCAACTCCTCGAAGCCGTCGAGAAGGAAGCCCTGCGCCGTCTGGAGGCAGGCACCCCGATCCCCGGCCTCAAGCTGGTCCACGGCCGTGGCTCCCGTGCTTGGGCGCTGCCCGAGGAGGAGATGGCCGAGAAGCTGGTCAAGATGGGCATCCCCAAGACCGCGATCTACGAAACCAAACTCGTCACCCCTGCCAAGGCTGAGAAGCTGACGTGGGAAAAGCGTGACGGCACCAAGGTGTCCCTGACCGACCGCCAACTCAAGCGGATGGAGCAGGAGTACGTCACCAAGCTGGCTGGCAAGCTGACCGTGGTCCCCGAATCTGACAGCCGTCCTGCTGTCATCACCAATGCTGCGCCGATGTTCAGCGCAGTCGAGGCAGCACCCGCTGCCGAATCCCTGCCCTCGTGGCTTTCCTAAACTGGAGTAACTGTAATGTCTGAAATCATTTTCCTCTCGAACGTCCGTCTGTCCTTCCCCCACCTCGCTGAACCCCAGCGTCAGGTCAACGAGCAGACCGGCAAGGAGCGCATCTCGTACAACTGCGAGTTCATCATGCCGCAGGACCATGCTGGGTTCCAGCAGTTCATGCAGAAGTACGGTGCGATGGCACTGGAGAAGTGGAAGGAACATGCCCAGACCGTCATGGGCATGATCCAGAATGACCGCAAGCTGCGCTGCTTTGGTCGTGGCGAGGAGAAGGTCAACAAGAAGACCTTCCAACCCTACGATGGCTACGCCGGTCATGTGTTCATCACCGCTGGCCGCGACTCGCAGCCGCAGATGATCCAAGCCGATGGCTCCCCTATCGACCCGGCCAACACGATGGCCTACCAGCAGCTTGCCCGCAAGATGTACGGTGGTTGCCGAGTCAACGCTGCCGTCAAGCCGTGGCTGCAAGAGAACAAGCACGGCCGTGGCATCCGCTGCGACCTGATTGCCGTGCAGTTCGCTGGCGATGACACCCCATTCGGTGAGGGTGCAGTCGATGCATCGAACCTGTTCGGCGCTGTGGCTGGTGCTCCTGCTGGCATGTTCGGTGCCGTTGCCCCGGCCGCTCCTGCCATGCCGATGGGCCTGCCTCCCTTCATGCAGAGTTAATGTTCTGGGGGCTGTTAAGCCAGCGTTCGAGGATGGTGACCCGCAGAGTTTTCTGGCTTTCTTCTGCGGCCTGTCGAAACCCAAATCGAAGCCTCCACCTACCCGGTAACCGTAATGAGTAAAACACCTGAATACATCGCATGGATCAACATGCGTCAAAGATGCAACAACCCTCAAGGTCACAACACGCATTACTACGCAAATGTTTCAGTGTGTGCTGAATGGAACAGTTTTGAGCAGTTTGCCGCAGACATGGGGTTGCGCCCAAGTCCAAATCATCAACTTGATCGACGCGACAACACCAAGGGTTACTCAAAAGAGAACTGTCACTGGGTTGACAAGACAGCACAAATGCAAAACACCCGAATCAGCAAGTGGTGGTTTGTTGACGGCGTGAGATATTCAAGTTTGAGTGAAGCTGCAAAAGCAGTTGGGGTCACGATCAGTCGCATTAAAGCATGGTGTGAAGGTCGCACTGATGGCGGTTACACCTACCCTCCGAAACCAAATTGCTGGTCGGAGAAAAAATATGCGCAATGATTACGTCTACGATTTGGAAACCTACCCCAACGTGTTCACGATGGCGGTGGAACATGCGGACGCCCCACTGCGCTGGATGTTTGAGATCAGCGACTGGCGTAACGACAGCCGCGACATCATCGCGTTCCTCCAGTTCCTCAAGGAAACGGATGCGCGAATGGTGGGCTTCAACAACCTCGGGTTCGACTACCCGGTCCTGCACACCCTGATCCGCATGGGCAAGGCCGATGCTGCCACGCTGTATCAGAAGGCGATGGCGATCATCGGATCGCAGGATGAAGACGGTGACCGCTGGATGCACCTTGTCAAGCCGTCCGATCAGTTCGTCACCCAGATCGACCTGTTCAAGATTCACCACTTCGACAACAAGGCCCGGGCCACCAGCCTCAAGGTGCTGGAGTTCAACATGCGCTCCGACAGCATCGAGGATTTGCCGTTCAAGGTGGGCACCACGCTGACCCGTGAGCAGGTCGAAGTGCTCAAGAAGTACAACCAGCACGATGTGGCGCAGACCAAGGCGTTCTATCACAAGTCACAAGACATGATCACGTTCCGCGAGGAACTGACGCGCAAGTACGCCCGGGATTTTATGAACCACAACGACACCAAGATCGGCAAGGACTACTTCGTCATGAAGCTGGAGGAAGCCGGTGTCGCCTGCTACGACTACGGCGACAAGGGTCGCACACCCCGGCAGACCAAGCGCCCGGTGATCCATCTCAAGGACGCCATCCTGCCGTGGATTCAGTTTGCACAGCCCGAGTTCAACAGGGTGATGGGCTGGCTCAAGCAGCAGTCGATCACTGAAACCAAGGGAGTATTCAATGACCTTACCGCTGTCATCAATGGATTTACTTTTGTGTTTGGTCTGGGCGGCATTCACGGTTCAGTGGAATCCGAAGTCATCGAGTCTGACAGTGAACATGTCATTGTTGATCTTGATGTCACTTCTTACTATCCGAATCTGGCTATAACAAATGGGTTCCACCCGGCCCACCTCGGCAAAGACTTCGTTGCCATCTACAAGCATTTGTTCGAGCAGCGCAAGCAGTACCCCAAGAAGTCCGCAGAATCAGCCATGCTGAAGCTGGCGCTCAACGGCGTCTATGGTGACAGCAACAACCAGTTCTCTGTCTTCTACGACCCGCTGTTCACCATGAGCATCACGCTCAACGGGCAACTGTTGCTGTGCCTGCTGGCCGAAGGGCTGATGACGATCCCCGGGCTGCGTCTGATCCAAGTGAACACGGACGGCCTGACCGTGCGGGTGCCGCGCAACATGAAAGTGCTGGTCGATCTGGCCCGCATGGCGTGGCAAGAGCGCACTGGCCTGAACCTTGAGGAAGCGATCTACAAGGCCATGATGATCCGCGATGTCAACAACTACATCGGTGTGTTCGAGGATGGCAGCACCAAGCGCAAGGGTGCCTACGAGTGGAAAGCTGGCTGGCACCAGAACGCAGGTGGCCTCGTGATCCCCAAGGTGGCCGAGAAGGTGCTGGTTGAGGGTGCGCCGATCCGGCAGACCGTGCAGCAGTGGCCCGACATCATGGACTTCATGCTGCGCACCAAGGTGCCGCGCTCCAGCTATCTGGCAATCGAGTGGGATGGTCAGCAGCCCCAACAGTTGCAGAACATCACGCGCTACTACATCGCTGAAGGCGGTGGTCGTCTGTTCAAGTGGATGCCACCGCTCAAGGGCAAGACCGAGTGGCGCAAGATCGGTGTCGAGTCGGGCTGGGGTGTCCAGCCTTGCAACGACATCAAGGACGCCGGGAAGCTGCCGGTGGATTTTGATTACTACGTCAGAGAAGTGGAGAAGCTATGTCTGGGCTTGGCATGACAACTGAGGTAACCATTGAAGAACTTGAGGAGTGGAACAGAATGACAGCACTGAGCAAACAAGTGGCCGGTAACCATTACAAAGACCTGCCGATTCAACCCGTCGAGTACATCCATGCCAACGCGCTTGGGTACTTTGAGGGCAACGTGATCAAGTACATCAGCCGCTGGCGCAAGAAGAACGGCATCGCTGATCTGGAAAAAGCAAAGCACTACATCGAGTTGCTGATCGAGTTGGAGAACCGCAAACTGGACGGAGAGTGCAATGCTGGAAAAACAGATTGAAGCCAAGGTCTGCGACTACGCCAAGACCAAGGGCATGATGGTCTACAAGTTCACCAGCCCCGCCCGGGCTGCTGTGCCTGACCGTCTGTTCATCTGCAAGGGTCGAGTGTTCTTCATCGAGTTCAAGCGCGAGGGGCAAAAGCCCACGCCAGCGCAGGAGCGTGAACACCACAAGCTGCGCCAGCAGGCGATCAACGTGTTCGTGGTGGACAGCGTGGACGCAGGCAAAGAGTGCATTGATCTGATGTACGGGCTGATTGAGCACGGGCTATGCTGACATGGTGTATCATGGATAGAGTGCAACTCTGGTAAATATCATGATCACCCAAGCCCGACTTCACGAACTGTTCATTTACGACACTGGTCGGTTGCTGCGCCGAAAAGCTGTGAAAGGGTCGCCGATGTTCACAGAAATCGGCACCACCAAGCCCAAGGGGTATAGGGTCGCTGTCGTAGATGGAAAAATGTACCGAGTGCATCATCTTGTGTGGATGTATCACCACGGGTACTTTGTTTCTGAGTTGGACCACATCAACCGCAAACGATCAGACAACCGAATTGAAAACTTGCGACCGTGCAACCACTCGCAGAATCTTGGTAACGCGAGAGCACGAGTCCACAAGTACAAAGGGGTGACATTCTGCAAAGCCACTGGTAAGTGGAGAGCGCAGTTGAATGGTCATCTTGGTAGGTTTGACACCATTGAAGAAGCAGCACTTGCGTACAACGCAGCCGCAATCGACCACTATGGCGAATTTGCATATTTGAACAAGGTAACGTAATGAAGTTATTGACACCGGAATTGATGCACGACTACCAAAAGAAACTGGTCAATTTTCAATGCACACGCCCTCATTCAATGATCTGGGCAGATATGGGATTGGGGAAGACAGTTACAACACTTACCTCGATTGTTCACCTGATCAACACCGGCTTCCTGCGAGGCGTGATCATCGTGGCCCCGATCCGAGTCATCCGACTGGTGTGGCGGCAGGAGGCTGCAAAGTGGGAGCACACCAAGCACCTCAAGTTCAGCATGGTTGCGGGCACCAAGGACCAGCGCACCCGCGCTCTCCTGCGGCCCGCTGACGTGTACATGATCAACTACGAGAACCTCGGCTGGCTTTCTGAAACACTGCAAACCTACTTCGTCAAAAAGGATCGCCCGATGCCGTTCAACGGGATCATCTGGGACGAGATCAGCAAGATGAAGAACTCCAGCACGAACCGGGTCAAGGCGTTTCGCAAGATCGCCGACAAATTCGACTGGACCACGGGTCTCACCGGCACCCCGGCCAGCAACGGTTACAAAGACCTGCACGGTCAGTTCCTTGTGGTGGACAGGGGTGAGCGTCTGGGCACCAGCAAGACCGCCTTCCGCACCCGGTTTTACCGCAAGGTGGGGCCGTACAAAGAGGTGCCGTATGAGGACACCGAGGACACCATCAAGAAGCTGATCGGTGACATCACGCTGGAGATGTCGGCCGAGGACTACAACCCGCTGCCCGATCTGATCGTGAACAACGTGGAGATCGAGATGCCCGACGATCTGCGGGCCAAGTACGACCGGCTGGAAAAGGAGTTCTTCCTCGTGCTCGACAGCGGCAAGGAGGTCGAGGCGTTCAACC